GGATTTCTGGATGTTCCAGACTATCTTCATTCTGACATAAAGTTTGGTGGGTTTGTTTGGGTAACACTAAATGAGAATCCACCAACTATGGAAGAATGGGTTGATGGTTCCTTTGACTGTATGAAAGAGTCATTGAATGCAGAGCCATTGGATGTGTTTCATTATCATAAAGCAATTATTCCATGTAATTTTAAATTGTGGCATGATACTAATTCAGAGTTCTATCATGACTATCTACATTATCATAACCGAATTACAGGATTTAATGACTCCTATTTTGCAAGGGAGAATAAATGCTTCAATAACGGCCATGTCAATGTGGGATCATTTGAAGTCCAGTACGATAACTATGATGGATTTGAGTCAAGAGAGGAATTGTCTTTTCCTCACCTACCAACAAACCATTGGGAAATGATTGATATGTTTCCAGGCATCAACTTCAATTTGAGAGGATCAGCATTGCGTGTAGATGTCATGACTCCATTGAGTCCAGACAAGGTAATGATTGAGTTTCGTGGATTAGGTTTAAAATCTGATACACCAGAAGAGAGATTGATTCGTCAACGGCATCACAATTCTATCTGGGGCCCTTTTGGTAGAAATCTGCATGAGGATTTACTTGCAGTAACTACTCAACAAGGAACCATGCATAGTCACGCTGAGGAAAGACGAATCCTTCATGGAAGACATGAGAACAATACCATTCATGATGAAGTTGGTATGAGGCATTATTATGATGAGTGGGGTAAATGGATGAACATGAATCCTAGTAACCCTGAAGAAGTGTACGCATGAAACAACATAATATTGCCCTGACCATAACTGCCGTTGTTTTTATCTTTGTTATGTCAATTATAGTATGGAAAAGAGATGCATTTGCTCATCCAGATAGTGAAGCCCCATACTGGTATCCATCAACATATCTTTATGGTTTTGTTCAAGGATGCTGGGAAACAGTAGAACAGAACCAATCTCTTGCAGAAGGAATGTGGCCTGATGACATACGAGCAGTTTGTGGATGTGTAATTGATTCAGTAAGACATTCAATACCATTTCATGAAGCAGAAGGTAAGACTCCTGAGAGTATCAAAAAGTTTGATTACATCACAAGTAATGTTTTACCTCAATGTATCATGGAAGTTGAGGCTGGTATAATGATGAGAAATGGTGAGAAATAACTTGACATTTGTAAAAGAGTGTTATATACTAAATACAATTGAGTTAATGATCCAGTTTATATAACTTTTAAGACAGGGGTGCGATTCCCCTCAGCTCCACCAAGAGGGTTTCAAGGAATTTTGTCGATGGGGCTGCAGTAGAGTTCGATTGAGAGCGAAGGGACTGAGGAGATTCAAAAACCATAATCGCAAATAACAACGATTATACATCTGCTCAATACGCACTAGCTGCGTAATTGAACTGCGCTTCGTCCGAGCGTGGAAACAGAATCGGACGGCTAACCTTTCATCCCCAAACATTATGGAATTGAGTTTTTTGACGCCAACCAAATTTTCTACTATGATTGAAGAAATGGTTGCAGAAATGCATCTAACTTATATGGATGCTTGTCTACATTATTGTGAAGAAAACAATGTCGAACCAGAGTCACTTGGTAGACTTGTAAACAAAGCACTTAAACAGAAGATTCAAGTCGAAGCAGAGAATCTTAATTTCTTACAAAAATCCAGTACATTACCACTATGATGGAAGCCTACGATGCATATAAAATGTATCTAGGAATCAAACTACACTTTGGACAAGAATCCTATGATTTCTTTCGTTACAATGGTGCAGTTAATGCTTCCAAAGATTCATTCATGCATAGGAATGATCGGTACTTCTTTCATAAACTTGGAAAGAGATATGACAGTGAACTACGTGAGTTTCTTGTATCTAATTTTTCCAAAGAGGATAGTATAAACCCTAAAGGGCTTCTTGCAAATCAAGCAGAGAAAAATTATACTCAGTGGAAGAAAAACCAACAATCTATTACAAGAATATTTGATCAAGAGCTGAAGAAATGTCTTGACATTTACGATAGTTTTGGTATAATGTTTATTAAAGAATCAGAGAGTAAACATCCACCGATTGTGAAACTGATTCAACAGGATAAAATTAGTACAGAGACAGCGATCATACTTGATCACTTTCTCAACTGGATAGAGTATATTAATCGTGAAGTAGAGTTGTACGATTCTTGGGTATGGCCGAGGATCAGTAGGAGACTTCGCAAATGTCAACCATTTATCAATTTTAATGAGGATAAATGCAAAACCATTCTAAAAAACAGGGTGGAAAGCGTTCTTCAGAAGACTTGATCCGTGAAGTTGCTCATCTGAAAAGTCGGATGGGTAATCTTCAGAAGGATGTAAGGCGGCTGGAGTATGACAACGCTTTACTGCAACGCAAGTTGCAGACACTAACATCTATCAGAAAAGGTAGGTAATGTCGTTATCAGAGGTTTCTCTGATTGATCACATGGGTACGGATTTAACAGTAGTAAATGCGGCCCGTGTGTCTTTTGGTAAAAAGAAAAAAGAGTTCACAGATGGTGATGCAAAACTGATTAAGTATCTTGCAGATCATAATCATTGGTCACCATTTGGACACTGTTCAGTGCAGTTTCATATCAAGGCTCCAGTATTTGTTGCAAGACAGTTAGTCAAGCATCAGATCGGTTTGACTTGGAATGAAATCAGTAGACGTTATGTGGATAATGAACCAGAGTTTTATACAGTCGATGTGTGGAGAAAACGAGCAGAGGATAAAAAACAAGGTTCAGATCCAGATGATACTATTGAATGGGTAAATCGTGGAGAACGTGTGGGTGCAGTTCAACTCAATGTTGAGTATCATGCTCTGATGGGTTACAAAGAGATGATCAAAGCAGGAGTTGCACCAGAACAGGCTCGTATGATTTTACCTCAAAGCATGATGACAGAGTGGTACTGGTCTGGTACACTTTATGCATTTGCTAGAGTATGTAATCTTAGATGTTCACCAGATGCTCAAATTGAGTCTAAGGAAGTTGCAGATAAGATTGCATTACATTGTGAAACTTTGTTTCCTCATAGCTGGGTAGCTTTAAGGAAATAAATATAGGTGAGATGTCGGAAGATCCAATAAGGGTACGAAGCTTGGATCGGCGGAAGACCCACTGACATTTCACCTAATACAATAATACGCTAATACTAACAACTAATATAGGAGATACTATGTCATTCAGCGCATTAAAAAATCAATCCAATCTAAACTCTTTGTTGGACGAATACAACAAACAGAGTTCACCCGAAACCAAATCATTTTCTGACGAAAGGTTCTGGAAACCAGAAATGGATAAGTCAGGCAATGGTTTTGCTGTAATCCGATTTCTTCCTGCACCAGAAGGTGAGGAGATTCCTTGGATTCGTATGTTCTCTCATTCTTTTCAAGGGCCAGGTGGTTGGTTCATTGAGAACTCCCTAACCACAATCAACAAACAAGATCCTGTCTCTGAGGCAAATCGTGTTTTGTGGAATAGTGGTTCAGAGTCGGATAAGGAGACTGCCCGTAGACAGAAACGTAAACTGTCATACTACACCAACATCTATGTGGTGTCAGATCCTAAAAGGCCGGAAAATGAAGGAAAGGTTTTCCTTTATAAGTTTGGTAAGAAGATCTTTGATAAGGTCATGGAAGCCATGCAGCCTGAGTTCAGTGATGAAGTACCTATAAATCCATTTGATATGTGGAAGGGTGCTGACTTCAAACTCAAGATCCGAAAGGTAGACGGATATTGGAACTATGATAAGTCTGAGTTTTCAGATCCATCAGAGTTTCTTACAAACGATGAAGATCGTGAAAAGGTTTACAATTCAGAGTATCCTCTGAAACCATTTCATGAGGCATCTAACTTTAAGACTTATGATGAGTTGAAAGAGAAGATGGATCGTGTTCTGAAAGGTTCTAGAGATAATAGGACTGCTGAACAGATCTCTCAGGATGTTGAGGATTCGTTTGGGCCTTCGGATGAAACCAAACCACCATTCTCAGGGGGTACA